TATGCTTGAAATTCTGGCACTCATTCAGTGGCATATGTTTCCGTATTTCTGGGAAAAAGATAATAATAAAAAGATGGAAAAGAAATATAGAAACTTATGGGGTGAAGAACTATACAGAAAGATAATGTTACTTCATATAGCTGATGAAGCAGCACATTAGAGATGAAAGAAATAAATGTATTAACACATATTCGTCCGTATGAGATAACATGACACGGCTCAATTGGCAGTCGGGATCTAAGGTGGCAGCAGTGCTGTTGGACGTTAAAGAAATAGTTTGTGAGTAGAAGTACACTACAAAAAGCCCGTAGGTTTTCCGGTTGGGTGCAGACAATGAAATACCTTAGTAAACTACGATGGGAAACACGAATCCCCCTGTTCTCCGATAGACAAGCTGAAAAGACTATCAGCATTATACTTGAGATATTGCTGTGGTTGGAATATCTCCATACGTAAAGGCAATGGGTGAGGCTGAGAATGGAGTCAATTATGTACTATAAAATATAATAAAAAGGAGATGACATTGATTATTATGAAAATAAGATACAGTGGAAAAATGAAAACTTAGAGTATACCATATATAGCGTTGATGACTTATAAATACACTATATATAGTATAAAAATCTAAATAAAATCTGGTTTTTATTGAGGGCAATATGATTAAAATATTATCAAGCGGTTATATGAAAAAGAAGCCGATAAAAAAATTCTGTTGTGGTTATTGTAGATGTGTATATAAAACAGATGAATATGAAATAGAGCCAAGATTTGATATATCCCATTTTTATTCTACATGTCCGGAATGCGAAAAAAGAGTATATACCTGTTAAGTTAATATGAGGAAATCTATATGAGAATAATTGATATTGATATATTTAGCAATACAGATCTTTTAGAAATTGTGGGTGATAGAATAGAAAGAGGTATGAACGACCAACAGAAAAACACATTTAGGCATAAGGCTTTAAACGATGTAAAACATGCAATTAAAATGCTGAATTATGATACACAAAGCAAAGTAAAAGAAATAATGAATAGAGAAAAATAAAAACAGGAGGAAATATAAAAAATGGCAAAAGCATTGATTATTGTGGATATGCAAAATGATTTCATCCGTGGCGCACTTGGTTCAAAAGAAGCAGTTGCTATTGTGGACAATGTAAAAGAACGTGCAGAAAAACTTATAGCGGAAGGATATACTGCATTTTTTACAAGAGATACACATGATGAAGATTATATGGAAACATTTGAAGGAAAATATCTTCCAGTAAAACATTGCATTGATAACTCAGATGGATGGCAGATTATCCCAGAACTTAGAAATATTTCAGGTTTCTATTTAAGAAAGCATACATTTGGATATAATGCGTGGGACAAAATGTTCAATATGGTATTTAGAAATGACGAAGTGGAAGAAATTGAGTTAATGGGAGTTTGTACAGATATTTGTGTGGTGTCAAACGCTCTTGTTCTACGAATGTTATATCCAAATACGGAAATTACAGTACACGCAAACTGCTGTGCGGGAGTTACACCAGAAAAGCATAAAGCAGCTCTGGAAGTAATGAAAAGTTGCCAGATTAATGTAGTAGAGGGAGAATAAAATGGTATACGGATATAGAGTAGAAGATCAGTCTGAAAAACATGGATTGTGGCGAAATTTCGATGTTACATGGAATCCTGTATTTGACCAACTTTCAGAGGGACTGAGCAGAAATTTACCAATGGAAGACAGTGCTT